GGTTTGCATCATGGGTTACGACAAAGATGGTAATGAATACTTTGCTAGTAGCTCTGGGGACATTAAAGAGATTAATTGGTTGTTAGATAGGTATAAAAACTTTTTACAGGGGATTGCAGATGAAGGAATGGAATGAAGTAGAAGCGTTTAAAGATTGGTGGATGGCTGCAGGTTGTCCCATTAGACCTCCGTTTGAACATCCTTTACATATTACAGATATGGCCTATGCCTTGACTATCTATCGAAAAGGACAGTATCAGATTGAACTATATATCTGCAAACCTAATACGCAAACTCATGTACACGCCCATCCAGGCATTGAATCATTGTCGGTTTACTTAACAGGTAATCTATCTTTTGCTAAAGACGGTGCAGAGTTTCCTGACCTATCTCAATTCCAAAAAGAAGGTGCCAATGGTACACATATGTTACTAGGCAAATCTTTAGAGACAGTCAACGGTACTCCTCACGCTTTGAAGGTAAATGAAGAAGGTGGTTCATTTTTGTTGTTTCAAAGATGGTCTAATAAAAAACCCCGCTCTGTAGCAACAGAATACGATGGCGTAACACTTGGTAAAAAACACGACAAACAGATTGAGAATGCAAATGTGGAATAACGTAGAAGAGTTTAGAGATTGGTATATGGCAAGTGGTATGCCACTAAGACCACCATTTAAGAATCCAGTGTTTGCAACTGACAATGCAATGTCATTGTGTCTATTTAGAGAAGGACGGTTTCAGGTTGAGTTGTATCTAAATGAACCATTCGCCACGTCTCCACCACATACTCATCCAGGTGTTGAGTCTGCATTTGTCTATCTAGCAGGAAATATTCAATTTAATCTTGAAGGTAGGGATAACCCTGACGCACAACAATGGCAAAAGCCATCACCTGAAGGCTATCATATGCTGCTTGGAAAAACTGTTAGTTCTCCAGATGGAATTCCACATTGGTTAAAGATTGGGCCTGAAGGGGGAGCATTTCTATCTTTTGAGTACTGGAAAGACCAAGACCCAGTATCGGTTACGGTAAACTGGAATGGGGATTCAGTAGGTAAAGAGCACGATAAAATTTTAAACAAGGGGGATAAAGTGAGCAAGATACAAGATGCCTATGAAGATTGGGCGGAAGAGTGGAAACCAGTAAACAAGATGCAACACCATCCAAGTAGCTATGAAGGCTTTGAAGCTGGATGGATGGCTGCTATTGAGGTGATGTTAGAACGCCTAGAACTGGCTAAAACATGATTGAAACCCTAGTCAAGCCTGTACCATTAGATAACGATATTGCCGTAATGAAGATATTGCATTTGATGGGGCAGTTAAGCCCTAAGGACATTAAACACGTTTTGACTATTGGTATGAGTGTATACAAGGTAGTAAGCAAGGAGGAGCCTGTTGATTCTTGCAATGCGTAACGCACAGGCTACCCATGTAGACTTTGGATTCTTACGAGGGTTTATACCTAGTAACCCTAAATTCATGCCATCTAACATTGATATGGTTCTAGAGCGTAGAGGCGTATTTTTGTTTGGGGAGTGGAAGCGTGAAGATGAAGAAATTAGCCAAGGACAAAAGATATTACTGACCAATCTAGCTTGGCACCATACGGTTATAATTATTACGGGATACGTAGATGACAAGCCTCACATTGGGTTAATTCAAAAGATGACCCCAACTGGTAAGTTAACTGTAGTGGGACAAGGTGAAGAGGACTTAATTAACTTTTTACGTGGCTGGTATGTAGAAGTAGAACGAGGTATTTTGTAAATTTAGGAGAAGTGATGATTGATTATTCTGAAATGAAAATGAACATTCAGAAATTAAACGAGCAAATTTATAGTTATATGAATGCTCGTAATGTAGTGGCAGCACAAGAAGTAGCAGAGAAATTAGAAATGTCAGCAAGTATGTTAAAGAAATACATTGACTGGATTGCAACACACAAGTAAAATTTGTAAGGGAGGTGGGAAAATGTCACAACAAGAACACTATGAAACAGTCATGCGTGAGCAAGAGCATTTAGAGGCTCGCTTACAAGACTATAAATTTCACAAAGAAAAGTTGGAATGGGAATTAATGTCAGTAACAAATGACATAGAAAAAATTGAAACTTTAATAGCGCAATTAGAAAAGGAGTTAGGTAATGTCTCTCACAGTTAATGCAGGTAACGGTGGTGGTGGTGATTTTGAACAATGTCCAGCAGGTTCATTTGCTGCACGATGCTACCAAATTATTGATTTAGGTCATCAGACCTTTGAATGGAAAGGTGAGGCCAAAGTAGCACCTAAAGTTCGTATCACTTGGGAACTCAATGAGATGATGCAAGATGGTCGTCCATTCTCAATTTCTCGTGAGTACACAGCATCTATTGGTGATAAGGCTAACCTGCGTAAGGATTTAGAAGCCTGGCGTGGTCGTCCGTTTACAGCAACAGAATTACAGAACTTTAGTCTTGAGAATGTACTAGGTGCTCCATGTCTATTAGGTGTGGTACATAAGCCGTCTAAAGATGGTTCTAAAGTTTATGCCAACGTAGGCTCAATCATGGCACTACCAAAAGGTATGGCTTGCCCTGAGTTGGTTAATCCTGCCGTCAAGTTTGATATTGGTGAGTTTGACCAAAACATCTTTAACTCATTGTCTAGCTATGTTCAGAAGAAAATTTTAATGAGCAAAGAACTTGAAGAGAATGGTATTCCTGCTGAGAAACCTGGCAAAGAAATTGAACCAGTTATTGAATCGGATGAAGTGCCGTTCTAATATATCTGGGCGGAATCGGGGATTCTCGAAAGTAGCCCTTGTTCGGACAGTGCAGCAGTAACAAAGAACACGGAGCGACTACCCCCGTCTGCACAGGTAGTCCCAAACATAGGGGAATCACAATGAAATTAACAAATAAGTTTGGCCTTCCAGAGCCAATAGTCAACGCAGTACAAAACCAAGGGTATACCCCAGGTAGTAGCGATATTACGGTTACGCAGTTAATTCAGCCACCTCTCATACGTAAGTTGCGTATAGAGCACGATAACGACATTGAAGAGGACGCTTCAGACCGTGTTTGGGCGTTATTTGGGACTGCAGTACATCACCTGCTAGAAATGGCCTATAAAGGGCGTACAGCACGTGTTGAGGAACGAGTATATGCCGAGGTATCAGGATGGAAGTTAGGAGGCGCATTTGACGTTTTAGAGGGTTCTAGCCTATCTGATTACAAGGTGACCTCCGTATACTCTTCAGACGGAAAAATTGAATGGGAACGCCAGTTAAACGTGTTGAGATGGCTATTGCATAAAAACAACACTGAAGTGACAAAATTGAGCATTACAGCCATTTTTAGGGATTGGAGACCTCGTGAAGCACAGAAGAACCCTGACTACCCTAGAAGACCAATTATGACCCTTCCTGTACGGATGTGGACGCTAGATGAGGCAGAGGCTTATGTCAAAGAACGTATTGCACTGCACCAATTAGCAGAGCCACCAATGTGTACAGATGAGGAAAGATGGGCCAATCCTGAACAGTGGGCTTTGATGAAGAAGGGTGGCAAACGAGCTATCAAACTATATCCGTCACAAGAGGGTGTTACACTCGGCACAGACCAGTTTTGGGAACACCGTCCAGCCACCTATCGTAGGTGTGAGGATTATTGTAGTGTGAATAAATGGTGTCCTGTATGGAGCAATGTTACCTTTTAAGATAAACTAACAAATGACACGGCAAGCACTCATCCCCCACTTCCCCCCGACGGTTCCCCTCCGTCTAGCTTGTCGTGTCACCTATTAGAGATTGATATGACTACCATTGTTGGCGATTGGATTAATAAAAAATTAGTTGCAGACAGTCAGTTTTCAGATGATGATTCTGGTATTAAATACTTTGAAGATAAAATTATTGCAGTAGAAGGTGGTTACCTTGGTGTTGCAGGTAATTGGGTAGATGGGGAAAAAGTCGCTGATTATGTTAATAAAAAATCAAAGACGAAACCGAAACTAAAAGCTGATAGTTCTTTCCTAAAATTGACCGATGAAGGTCTTTTTTCTTGTGGAGATGACCTAGAATGGGAACGAGTTAGAACTTTTATGGCTATTGGCAGTGGTTCAATGGCTGCAGAGGTTTGCATGAGAATGGGATTAACTGCAGAAGAAGCTGTCAAATGGGCGTGTAATGTGGACTTAAAAAGCCACGAGCCAGTCAAAACATATAAATTGGGCGAATAACATGGTACAAGCACGATGTAGCGATGAAGATTTTATAGAACTGTGGCGAAAACATAAGTCAGCAACTACCGTATCTAAAGTATTAGAGATTGATGTCAGAGCGACAATGGGGCGACGAAAGCGAATAGAAAAGAAATACAACATTAAACTAGAAGCAAAAGAAGGTGGAACTCCTAGATTAACTATTCCTGAGAACAAAGTCCGCACCAATCTTTCTATGGAAAATGGAACGATTGTTGTGGGTTCTGATTGCCACTACTGGCCTGGATATGTCAGTACCGCCCATAGAGCATTTGTACATTTAATTACACGTTTAAAACCACAGGGAATAGTTCTTAACGGTGACATCATGGATAACGCCACGATTAGCCAACACAATAGGATTGGGTGGGATAAAGCACCAACTGTGAAGGAAGAATTGGAAGAAGTACAAGCTCGACTAGGCGATATTGAGAAGGTTAGACCTGCAGGAGCATTTATGCACCGCACCATTGGTAATCACGACCTACGCTTTGATGGCAAATTATCTAATGTACTAGGGCAGTATGAGGGCGTACCTGGTATGGCACTAGCCGACCACTTACCTGGATGGACATACAGTTGGTCTCTGATGGTCAACAACACTTGTATGATTAAGCACCGTTGGCATAATGGTCAACATGGTGTATTTAACAACACCCTTAAATCGGGGGTCTCAATGGTCACAGGGCATCTACATTCCTTAAAAGTGACTCCGTGGACTGATTATAATGGTGACAGATATGGCGTTGACACAGGAACAATGTCGGCAATTGGAGGAGACAAGTACATCTACACGGAAGACTCGCCCGTCAACTGGCGTTCAGGATTCGCAGTCCTTACATTCCGTGATGGAGAACTTATGCCGCCAGAACTTGTACAAGTCATTAGCGAGGATGATGGATTGGTGTTCTTTCGAGGAGAGGTAATAAAGGTCTAATATGGATATTAAAGTTAAAATCATTAAGGAAAACAAAGATGGTTCAGCCAATGCTCAAGTCGATTTTGATAAAGAAGGGCTTGAAACACTCGTCCAATGGGGGCTTGTTGCTATGCTTACCAAAGCAATTGATGAATACAAGGTTAGACCCGATGAAGCTGAAGTCTCTATTGAACCCCCATTTCCATTGCCAAAGTCCAAAAGGAAAAAGAAATGAACAGGAACTGGGATAAATGTTTTGATTTAGTCATCGTAAACGAGGGAGGCTACGTTGATAACAGTTCTGACCCTGGAGGTGCTACTAATTGGGGATGTACTAAAGCGGTATGGGAACAGTACGTAGGCCATAGAGTTACCGTAGAGGACATAAAGAACTTAACTAAAGAGGACGTAAAGCCTCTATACAAAAAGAGGTACTGGGATGCCATACACGGAGATGCTCTTCCTTCGGGACTTGACTATTGCATTTTTGATTGTGCTATCAATAGTGGTGTTGGTAGGGCAGCCAAGTTTATCCAAGAAATCGTGGGTGTTTTTGCTGATGGTGCAGTCGGCAATAATACTGTTACTGCTATAAATCAAATGAATACAGTAACGATGATTAATGAGTTCTCTGATAAGCGTCAAGCATTCCTAGAGTCTCTTAAAACTTTCCCTGTATTTGGCAAAGGTTGGACTAAACGGGTAACTGAAGTTAGAATTAAATCTTTAGAAATGGCGGAATAATATGGCAACTAAACCTGGTTTGTACGCAAACATTCATGCTAAACAAAAACGTATCAAGGCTGGTTCAGGCGAGAAGATGAGAAAGCCTGGTACTAAAGGTGCTCCTACTGCTAAAGCGTTTAAAGAATCAGCAAAGACCGCTAAAAAGTAAGGTGAGGGGACAGCCTCTCGACTCCCGATTCGTTGATGGTCTAGTTGGAAAGCCACAAAACAACTAAATTAAGCATACCCCCTCGGTGGCTTGACTATTTGATACCCACTTGTTCTCGAATCCACTCCTGAAGTGACTCAAGCTGCTGAGTCGTCATTGCACATTTTTCAATAAATTGTGGGTCGGAGGGCGTTCCATCAACGAAGGGGACGGTTGTGCTGGTGATGGACATTGCACTGCTACTGGGGTTGAGGTGCAACCCACCATAGTAAGTATGAATGCGAGCAATACTATTCTTGTAATCATTGGTTATTCTCTCCGTTGTTACTTGTTGTTCTTTGAGGATTTGTTCATTCTTTGCTTCCTGCGCTTTTCCTGCTGCCTCAACACGCTCTTGATATGCCATAAATCGTGAATGTTCAAAGCTATAGCCAAGATACACGCACCCACAAAGTACCAAAGCAACCAATCCAATTTTGACATAAGTAATTACCGATAATGGAAACATTTATCTAAACCCACTTATTCTTGGTGAAAATACAAACGTAGCTTGCCAAGGATTAGGTTTAACAACCACATTATCATCGACCAAGCCACGGATATTCCAACCGAGATTAACATAAATACAGCGATTAAAACCAATAGGGGAAACAAGAGTAAATTGAAATAGTCCGTTAGCGTGAACCAAGCACCAGCCTTTTTTCGCATTGTCATTGTCTTTAATAGTAGGGTCGCCAGCCACTTCTGTAGCATATGGCTCTGATAGATACTTTAGTGCAAAGCTATAAGCAGGATTACGCCACAGCCATTTAACCTTAGCAAAATATCCAATTTTATTTACTGTTTGAAATGTGGCATCCCCATCTAAAGTATTATCAGGAGTATTGAACCAATTTAGCCATGTAGGAAGCACTGGGCCTACTGCTTGATAGCTATGGTTATCACACCACCATAACTTTTGCACCGCAAATAAAGGGAAAATGATAGCTAAAGGTAAAGAAATGACCGTTAGAATTAAACTTATAGGTGCTAATACTAGGTATAGTAAATAAATCATTCTAATGGCTTTGTAGTCAAGAATCTTAAAATAGCAACCAATACGCCAATAACAATATAGCTAAAACCATAGTAACGGTCATTGATTAGTCCTTGGATGCTAGAGAAATTATCAAATAATGCTCCAAATACTACTAGAGCAAAAGAAAACCACATAGTCCTAGAACGGTGCATAGGCATCTTCATTTGACTGGAAAGTGTCCTGTACCTGCAGCCCACATCAATAATGCTACTGCGCCAATACCAATGAGTTTAAGAACTCGTTTGACGACAGACTCGCCCACAGAGGTATAAAAATTCTTAATAACTTTCTCGGTAACTCTTTCTACAAGTTCTTCAAGTTGTTCGTCGGTTAGTGGTAATTGAGTATTTGACATGATTAGGTAGCTTGGGTTTGTGCAGTTAGTATGCCGTTGGTAAATGTCATGGAACCATTGGTACCAAGAGTAGTTAGTTTTGCTGTAGTAATTGTTACTGATAATCCACTTCCTAGACCAAGATTAGTTCTTGCTCCTGCTGCTGTATTTGCTCCAGTTCCGCCAGAGCTAATTGCAAGTGGAGTTGTAAAACTTAAAGTGGTAAATCTACCTGTAGACGGTGTAGTAGCACCAATAGGGGTTGAATCAATTGTAGAGCCTGAAATACCAACACCACCAATTGCACCACCTGTAATTGCTACGGAATTAGCATTTTCATATGCCATTGTTCCCAAAATACCAGTCTGTTGATTAATAAACTGGAATACGCTGTAAAACCAATCTCTAAACTGTCGAGATGATACATCTTGGTTGGTTGGAGGTGGTGGAGCTAACTTTGCCATTAATCTTTATCCTCTTCCACTTCGTCATAACACCAATTCTCAGCATACCCATACTTCTGTAAAGCAGGGATTTGATGCTCCATGCCCTCACCAATGTCATCCCTTACGTTAATACAGTCAGGAATATCAATTTTCTTGACGTTTTTATAGGCACGTTCACAGGCTTGTTTAACGGTCTTTCCTACCCCGTTTGCCACTAGGACATAATCACCTGCAGTAACTAGGCAAGGACGCTCTACAATGCCTTCCTCGTCGTTCTGAGGGGCTATTCCAACCATGACTTCACATAAGGCGTAATCTTTGGTTAATTTATCGGGAAGACCATAGATAGGAAATCCTGTATGGTCACGCCCTGTAGTTTTAGACCTAGGGTAATCCCCAATAGGGATAACAATGCCAGTAGCAGTGTCGTAGCTAACTTTGAGAGTATCTTTGCCATCTAATAGGTCACACATCCAATCGACAACAGAACCCTTATGGAGGGCTTGCTGAATGTTAAATAAAGGCCATCCTTTACGCATAGTCCACTCTAATGGACGTGGCTCACCCTTTTCATCAATAATGAATGCCAAATCAACATAGCCAGTATGTCCGATATAGCATAGGTAATCTTCAAAGCGTTTTAGAGTGTCATTGAATAGGTTAGACTCAGTGCAATACTTAATGACAGTTCCCTGTTCACCTGTATTACAGCCATAGTTTCCTGACATGAGCTTCTTATGTTCAAATCCCTCTAGAATGTTTTTGCCAAATCCATTAGGCCCTATCCAAGCACCTACTCCGAACTCTATTCCTGGGACGAACTCTTGGAGGATGAAATCACGTCGTTTACCAGTTTCTTTCCATCGTTGAAGCATGAAGACCATATCTGCCGCTGATTTAGATACATAAGATAGAGCCTTGTCTGCATCACCACTGGGTTTAGAGACGTATCGTTTGGGATTAGCTTTAACAAAGTCGATAGCACTGTTGTAGTCCTTAAATTCAAATGAAGGGATAACTGCAAGTCCTGCCTTCTTCATAATGTCTTGACCATAATCACGGTCTAATTCCATTTTGGCACCAAGCATATTAGTACCGATAATTGGGTAACCCTCTTCATGGAACTTTTCTAGTTCCCGCATTTGAAAAGCGTTATCCGATAATACGATTAGGTCTGCTTGTTTAGCATGAATCTGCCAGTTCTGAACTTGGTCAATAAGTCCTTTACCAATCTTAGAACGCTCCTGACCGTGTGGACGCACCCATTGTTTAACTTCGTGTCCTTCTGCAAGGCAACGAATACCAAAGTCAACCAATGCTCCTGCAGGGTCAAGGAGGAGAATCTTCATTTCATTTTCTTTCTAGTCTTGCCTGAAGGTGGCTTACCTGCTCTAGCTTTAGAAAGAGCAATAGCAACTGCTTGCTTCTGTGGCTTACCAGCTTTCATTTCAGTTTTGATGTTCTTTGAAATGGTTTCTTTAGAACTGCCCTTTTTGAGTGGCATATTAATCTCCTGATACGGCTGCCATATAACCAGCCTTCATTAATAAACTTGCTGCACGAGATACATCTTTACCAGTTTTAGCATTGTTAATTACATCACTAATCTTTTGAAACTGTACTGGGTCTTTAATTATAGTTTGCTTTACATTTGGAGCAATATTAGCCCAAAGGGTCTTAGCCTGTTCAACAGGACGACCTTTAAGGTAGTATGCCAACTCTTGTTTAAATACCTTTTGACCAGCTTCATCTTTGGCAAAGTTAGCCATTTGTTTATTGATAATGTTGTAATTGTTGCTCTTAAACAACTCAGGTAATGTATCTTTAGCAGTAGCTACAAACTCTTTCTCAGCAGCATTACGTGCAACCTTTTCAGCACCGCCTGGAATAAACTTGTTTACAGCTTCTCTGACAATATCTTGCTCTTTTTTGCTTAATGCTTTGAACTCGTCAGATTTAAGATTATTGATAACAGCATTACCATCTAAGGCATTGCCTTCTTTATCCAAGAATAACTGTCTAATCTTACCTGCAGATGATGCACGAGATTCTTTAGGAAGCTCATTAAGTGCTGCTTGTAAGTCAGTCTTTAAACCTGCACCAGTCTTTTCAGACAATGCCTTGTCATATCCAGCTTTAGCATCTTCATATAATTTGTTGACGTTAGCACCTTCTCCATGAGCAGCTTGTAATTCAGCCTTAAACGCATCACGTGCTTCTGTAGTGGCTCCTGCAGTAACAGCTTTCTCACCCAATGCCTTTTCAGCAGCAGCCCCTGAAATTTTAGCTTCAGGAAGAAATGAGGCAACTTTACGCAAAGTTCCATATTTAGGAATCATAGACTTGGCTAGGTCACTAACCAAATTGCTTGATTGTTGAACTAATTTGTTCTCTGCAATCATTTTAATGCCAGCTTGTGCAGGGACTACACCCATACCAATCATATCGGCTAGTTGTTGAGTCTTTTCACCATAGCCTAATTGTTGAGCTAATGCACTTAATCCACCGCCTACAGCACCGCCTAGACCACCCATTGCAGCACCACCTACGGCAGCAGCAGGGCCTCCAAAAGCACCTACTCCACCACCAATGGCTGCACCAGTCATGGCACCAGACTTAATCTTTTCTAAAGCCTGTTCACCAGTAACTTGACCAGCTTTAGATGGGTCACGAGTAGTGAGTTCTTTTGTGAACTCTTGCATCTTTTTAGCTTGCTCATCACCTTTCATAAACTGAGTGTATTCTGCAAACTTATCTTCTTTAGGTGCTTCTACAGTTTTTTTACTGGCCATAAACTCTTCAGGAGTCATAACTTTTTTAGGCTCTTCCTCACGACTTGCAAAAGGACTTTTACCTGCTTTGATGCGTTCTTCAGCATGAGTTTTAGCCTTTTTCATAATTGACTCAGGAATTTTATCTTTTATATCATGCGTCAAAAGCCAATTCTTTTCGTCTTCTGTAAGTGTTGGAACAAGAGTGGGAACATCCATTTCTTTTCCACCAATAGGCAATCCAACAGAAATTTCTGTAGAAATACCACCATCAGGTCTTTTTAATACACCAAGAAAACCAGCACCCTTTTCAGAACCATCTGGGCGTTTACCCCAAGTGCTTCTATCTTCTTGGGAAGCATCAACCTTTTGTTTAGATGCTAACCACTCTTCTGGACTCATTATTGTGCTCCAACGGCTTTTTTATAATCCATCCAATCTTGGTCAGACATATTTGCAGGACGTTGATAAGTTTGTCCGCCAACACTTACAGATTCAGACTTAGCTTGTGCCCCACCTTTTACACCCTTAACATCAATAGGGCCTTCACCAATTGGTTTGGCTGTAGAAAATTCAGTAAAACTAACGTTAGGATTCTTTTTAGAAGCCTTCATAGCCTTATCAACGTCTGCTTGAGTAAATGGAATTGCAGTACGAACAATATCCAATTCTTGTTGAATTAATGCTTTACGCTCTGGAGACAGTTTAGGGTCATTCATTTGAGCTTTACCAGAAGATTCAACAATACGACGCATCTCACCAAGTTTGTCTAGTGTTACGCCTAATGAAGCACCAGCAGGGATAAACACACCTTTTTCAATACTGTCGGTCAATCCAACCAAGCCAGTTGCTGCACCGCCAGATTCCAATGCTGCCAATCCACGAGCAACACCTGTCATACGAGTTTGCAACATTTGTGATGTGTCGTTGGATAATGTTTGGTTTAAAGCAGACAATGGTGCTGTGTATAAACTGCCAAACTGCTTTTGTTGAAACAATGGCCCAGTAGTGATTGGTAAGTTAGCAACGTTTTGCAGTGCGTCAGCAGTTTGAGTAAATGCTTGAATAACACGAGTAGCCTGTGGAGACTCTTTACCAGAGCCTTGTCCATTACGAATCAAAGCTACTAAGTGTTGATTCTGTAGTTCAGAACGTTTTTCAGCACGGTCTGCAGCAGCTTCTGCACGGTCTTGAGCTTCAATCTTTTGTCTCATTACAGGGGACATTTTAGATAACAACTTATCTCTCATATCAGGAGACCAAGTTGTAGGAAA